GTGATCACGATGGACGTGGTAACCAAACCCTGGGCTTGGCCGCCAGGCATCAGCGATGCACCCACGTAGCCGGCGAAGTACATCTTTTTGCCGCCAGTGCCGAAGGTGAAGGAAAACACGCGCAGGGCTTGAGCGTCGGATGCGGCCTTGCAGGCAGCTTGACCGGCGTCCGTGATGTCCCAGATGTTGTCCATCGTGTAGGTTGCCGGGTTAGGCAACTTGGGGACCTGGGTGCGCTGGTTCGCGTGGATGGTGGTGGTGTCCTCAAAGTCGAAGTCGCCACCGGATCCATTGATGCTGGTTGCCGTGGTGATGGATGTGCCCATCGTGACCTTGGCCGATGTGCCAGACGAGAAGGTGTCAAACAGCGTGGTGTCGACGCCTTCCAGTTGGTATGAGTCAGTTGTGACGCCTGCAACACGCACAGCACGACCATTGACCTGGTGCATACCCTGCACATCCAGGTAGATGACGTCGCCGTTGGCATAGCCGTGAGCGGTGGACGAGACAACACCAGGGTTTGCATTGGTGATGGCTGTGATCGTCTTGGTAGCGGCGATGGCCGACTGCATGGCAATTGCCACGTTCTTCCAGAGGGTTGCGGTTGCCATGTTGGCCCTTTCAGCGAAAAAGGCCCCGTAGGGCCCACAAATGAAAAAGCCCGCACGTGGCGGGCTTGCTTTGAATCTTTGGCGGTCAGGCTGTCAGCACTGCCACCGTGACGGTGATGGTTGTTGCAACCAGACCGGTGTCAGGGTCAAACCCCGCTTCTCGGTTGGTGATCTCGTGCCCCGCTACTCGCAACGCCACTTCCATGGCCGAGGCCACGGTGTCGACTTGGGATCGGGTCTTGCCCCAGACGGACACGCCGAAATCGACAAAGTCCGCAAAGTGCTGCGAGCCGATTGACACGACCGGCGTGGTGTTGGTCCTGGCGAACACGATGGCCGGATAGGCGCAGTCTTCTGGCAGCGCATCCGGATAGATGCGATCAGAGACAAGCGACGTCAAGCCGACCACGTTCAGGGCCGAATAGAGTTCGGTTTCAGCGGACACGGTTGTTCAACTTTTCGATCTGAGGGATGACCGCCTTCATGAAGACACCAATGGCCTGATTGCCGTGCGATTCAGCCGCGGGCCGCAAGAATGGGCGAGCGCCCATCTTCTTGGTCCCGAACTCCAGGAAGCGCCAGTAGAACGGGTCGTTTTTGTTCTTGGCACCAGCACGGCCATACTTCTTGACCTGTGCTTTGCCAGCGATTGGGCGCACGTTGATGTAGACCCCTTCGTTACCGGCTTGCCTGGAGAACTTGGAGGCCCGCACCGTGATGCGCTTTTTGACCGTGCCGGTCGCGCGGTAAGGAGTAGGAATCACCAGTACCGGCGCATTGGCCCTGGCTGCCTGCTGAATGACCTTGCCAGCGGCCCGCAGCGCACCTCGGACAGCCTTGGTCCTGATCGACTTGGTCGCATTGGCCAGCGCACGCTTGAGGTCGTCAACACCCTCAAGCTTGACAACAAAATCAGATGGCATTGCGCACCCCTGTCGAGCACATCAACTCAAACTCATCGTCGTGCTCGATGCATTCGACAATGTCCATGGTCTTGCCCTTGGCCACGATCCGCATGTCACGGGTCAACGCAAGAGGCTTGAGCAACCGAACGCGGTAGTCGACACTGGACTGGCTTTGAGCCGCGGCGAAGAACTCGCGCCCTCGAATTGGCTGCACAGACCCAAGCCGAGTCTTGAACTCAACCCATGAGACAACCTCTTCGCCAATGCCGTTGCGCGCGATCGACTTTTGCTCAATCCGCACGGGCGTGTCCCGCTTGCCTGCCGGTGTCATAGGTAAAGCCTCACAGGGTCAAGCAGGCCAGCCAGCAGTGGCGATAGCTCAAGTTTTGAGCCAGTGGCTTCAGGCGCCCGGAACCATGCACCGATCTGAGCAATCATCCAGCGCTTGACCGTGGCCGGCACAAGGGCTGCGCTTTGATACCCCGCAACGAAAACAACCTTGACGCGCGGACCAACTCGGTCACCAAGCACCGGCCAATAAGCAGTCGGCTCAACCTTCCACAACAGACCGTCCTGGTACAGCGAGTAGCCGGTGTTTGGGAATGTCTGGAAGGCCGACCCATCCCAGTACTGAATCGCTGAGACAGACTGGACGGGCGCCCGTTTGATCTCCAAAACATCCGACCAGTCATCAAGCTCCAGCGTGATGGTTTGAGGCATCAGGCTACGGCCAGTTTCATGCTCGGCCAGTTCACGCGCCGACTGAATCAACATTGTCAGATCTGTGTCGAACGCTGTGATGTCGGCATCGATGCGCAGGCCCGCCTTGACCTCGTCCAGGGTGACCGGCTCAGCGATCGGGGCGGTTGTGATGATGTAGGTCATTTTTGATCCGTATTGCCGCCGTGAGAACTTGCATGGGCGCAGACATTGGCCGAAACACCTCCAACTGCTCAAAGCGGAGGTATTTCTTGCGCATGGTTTAAAGTGGCAAGCGAAGTGAGCCGCTTCGCTGTAGGGCAAGTGACCCCACGTTGTTTGCGTGGAGCCCATCGCTTGTATACCCACTGATCCACAATCCAGAGTCACGCGCAGTTTCAACAATGTCAGCAATTTCAAGCGTACCGGCGAACGCTTCATCACCCTTGCGAATGATCGCGTTGTAAGCGATTCGCAGCGGGTTGACTGTTGCGTCTGTGACGGTGTTGCCCGCGTTTGCCATTGGAGCGACTGTACAAACGTAGTAGGGCTTACCAATCAGTGCGGCCAGTGATCGATGTGATGCTAACAACTGCGCCGCTGTGCGGGAGTCGCGGAAGTCGTTTACTCCATAGTTGCTAACCACATGGCTGCAATATGCGGCAATCAGTTTGCGGTAAGTAAACCGTGTCACGGCCTCATAGCAACGCTCGGAAGACTGTGACAATTTGATGCCTGCATACTGCATGCCAAATGAGCGCTCAAGCTCACCAACCAATCCAAAACCATCCGTGACTGTGTCTAATTGAGTATCGTTGTTGACCCTGGAATCACCAAGCCAAGCCAATGATGGTTGAGTAGTAAGCGCCACAATGGCCTGCGGGCGGAATCCAGTTCCGGTATTCCCGATATTTGTGAACTGTCCTGGCGTCATCGTCAGATCAGCAGAGGTCACACCAAACGTGAACCCCTCGCCGCTGTACGTGGTCGTCGCCTCGGTGTCCAGTAGCCCGCCGAACTTGTTGTAGATGATGCCAACTGTGCTGGACCTCCAAACGCGGACGAAGAACACCGCGCCTTTTGGAATATCCACGTTCGCAAAATCTGACTGGAATACCTCCAAATCAGCGGCTGATTTTGATGCACTTCCGCTCCATTTGATTTGCGCGGCAATCGTACCGGACGGGTACTCGATGGACGCGGTGTAGGTTGCAGCACCTCCGCCAGTCTCAAGCCGAGTGCCTTCAAAATCCGTAAAGCCGTTCCAAAACACCAGCGCCAAAGATTTGATTGGGACCATCGCGTTGTGACGCGAACGGCTCATCAATTCCTTGCTGGTTGTGTTTTGCTTGTTCTGGTGGCTGCAACGGTTTGCAACCTGCCCAACGTAAGGAGCCAGCGGACCGTATCCACTCGCTCCCAAAGCCGCCCGGCTCGCATCGTCTAGGGCGCCTGTTTTGCGATAAACAACGGCAGCGCCACCCGATCCGCCGTCCATGGCATCGGTATAGACACGCGCAATACCAGCAGCCACAAGGCGCGTTTCCTCAGAAGCGGCCAGGCTCTTAATTGAGAAAGCCTCGTTGCCGTTCCATTGGGCCAAAAATTGAATTGTCATTTCTTGCTGCCTTTCTTGGATGGGCTCGACTTGCTTGCGGTTTTCACATCAGGCTGAGGCGCTGTGGCCTCGTTTTCTGCGTACTTGGCGCAGCCCGCCTCTTCGACAAAGTGATGCGCCAGGTCATCTGGCAAACGAGCTGTGTCGCCTGAGGCGAAGTTGCCAACAATCACGTTGTGGCCTGTGTGGGTGTAGATGATTTGTCGCATTGATTACCTCGTCACAGGCTCATCCCGTGAGCCTCTGACAAGGCCCCGCGAAGGGCCTTGCTTCAAACCGGTTAAGCCGGTGTCAGGTCGCCATATCGCACTGCGGCTGGCTTTTCAACAGCCAACATGCAGCGACGTTCGGCGCGGATGGTCACCAAGTTCTTGGTGAAGTTGTCCGAGTCGGATTCGGACATTTCGACCACGAT